GTAACATGGGCGGCAACATGGGTGGCGGCAACATGGGTGGCGGCAACATGGGTGGCGGCAATATGGGTGGCGGCAACATGGGTGGTGGCAATTTTAATGCTAATTCTCAAATTCCTCAAGATCAGATGGGGAATTTTGATGCTCAAATGGGCGATGGTTCTAATCCTGCCGATACAGATGAATCAAATGTTGCTCCAAGCGAAGGTGGAGCAGATGAAGAAACAATTAAAAAATGTTTGCAAACTCTTAAAGATCAAGTTGAAAATTTTAAATCCGCAGATGAAGACAAAGGTCAGCAAATTGAGGACTTGATAAAGCAACTTGAAGACTTGATAAACAGCGTTATGGGTAATGATGAAGATGAGAATGAAGACGAGGATGAGGATAAAGAAGAGGAAGATGAAAAGGGAGAAGGAAATAAAGGTAAAGAAAAATCGTCAAATGCAGGAGAAATGGGTGGTCCACCTATGGGAGGCATGGAAAACATGAGTGGGGACCAAGGCGGCGGTAATCAGAGCGGTGGAGACATGGGTGGTGGCTTTGGCGGCGGCATGGGTGGCGGTGGCATGGGCGGCGGCATGGGCGGCAGCGGTCAGGGTGGTGGCATGGGAGGTAGTGGCATGGGAGGCGGCTACTAAGGTTTGCGTTTATTTAATTTATTATAATTTACCAATTTATATCGTAGCTTGCCTTTAACCACGGGGCAAGCTACAAGTTTTTCTAGAAATTCATCAACACCTGCAATTCCTTTTTTCTCAAAAATAGTTTTTAATTGCTTATATTTGTCATCAAACTCTTGATTCAAACTATCTTTCCACACATGTTTAGCAACTTTTCTTCTATTGTTGAATATAATATCATTCCTTTTTTCTCTTGATTTTTTAATTTCAGCAGGCATTTCGTCAATTTCATAATTTACTTTTTTGGGTAAAATGAAAATTTGTGCATAAGGTTTTCCTTTTTGAAAAATTTGCTGTTGACCTTCAAGAGGTGCTTTAAATACTACAAAGAAAATACTACTCCAAAATTCCCCTTGGATATGACCGGGAACAGCGCATGGTGTTTGCCAAGTTGGGTCTGTATAAAAACTTGGATGTGGTTCTATTCTGACGATATGTCCCGGTGGAGGCATGATGTCAAGACTTGACGTAAAGCCGTAATGTCCTTCAGCAAATGTACCAAAAGGTGGAATGGTTGAATATTTTACATTTAATTTTTCTTTAGACCAATCACCTTCAAATATTAATTTTCCTTTTACATTTTTAACAATTGTTGTTGTGTTGAAGTGATATACTAATTCTAGACCATAGGTACTTCCATCTATAAATGGCAAGCAATGAAATGGTTGAGCTTTACTTCCATTGGTATGATCGTTTGTTTCCCCAGCAAAACCGGGGATTTCAATCTTGATTTTACGAGGAGCAATACTAGTCCCGTAAGTGCGATACATAACTTTGGTTTTATTTTCCATAACTTATTACAGTGAAAATTAAAACAAATAAGACTAAATAATTCTATGCCAAACACAGCGCAAAATATGAATCACCAAGAAAAACAAATTAATCCTTGTCCAGATTCAAGTTTATTAAATATTTCCAATAATATTGATCCACCTCCGGGCATGAATTGCCACATGGAACCTGATAATCAAAATAATGTTAATAATAATGGTGCTTCTGACTGGTTACAAGATAATTTTATCAACAATCTTGGCAATGGATCAGCCAATAACTGTGATCCAATGCAAGCCGGAAAAATAGTTAATGAGCCAGCTAGTCAGTTAAACGAAAATACAATTTATCGATATTCAAAGGCATTAAGAGGCACCGACGAAGGTGTCATGGATCTTTTTAGAAATATTGTTGTAATTGATGAAGATGGAAAAGCAGTTCAAGTTCCAATAATTTGGGCAACACAAGAAAGAGCTGTTGCTGCAATTCTGCAAAAAAATGTTCGCAAAGATGAAACACTTGTTGTTGACAGAATTATATTGCCCATGATGGCAATTAGCTCAACTGGTTATGAATTTGATACTAAGAGATATACTTATCATCAAGCAATGAGTTATGTGGATGCTTATACAGGCAGAGAGCCTGATAAATCAGAAAAATTTTCGAACAGGTCTACATTGTTTGGGATTGGCAGAGGGATACCTATTAATATTTCTTATACAATGTATGTTTGGACAATGCAATTAGAAGATATGAATCAAATATTTGAACAAATAGTTACAAAATTCAGTTTAGTAGCGTACATAAAAGTAAGAGGAGTTTTGCAGGAAGTGATTGTTAAATTGGATTCTATTGCTAGTAACCTTAATACTGAACCGGGCGATGCGGCTCAAAGAGTAATAAAGTTCCAATTTGGCTTAACAGCAGAAACATTCGTTCCTATGCCAGCAAAAATATATGATTCTTTGATCAAAGTTGTAAAAACAGATTTGGTAAATTCTGTAGATGAAGATAAAATTACCAAAGTAATAGCTAAAATTGAGGAAATGGCACCACGATTATGATAGAAATAACAAACATTTGCAAGCATCCAGTTCAACTTGTTATAAAGAGCAAGAAAAAAATAAATTCTTTTACAACTTTAAATATTCCGGGTATCGGATGTAAAAAAAATATTTATAATTTAGAAGATGAAAGGTCTACTGCATATATAGAAAGAGTAGAAAAAATGGGTCTTATCAAGACTAGATATGTACCAAATAATATTTTGACTGAGGGAGAAAAGTAAAATGGCAACTTTACGAGGCTTTCCTGCAAGCAACACAATTAGCCCTTCTGTGAGAATCACAGAAAACGACTTCACTTTTGTTAGCCCAACCACAAGCTTTCATAAGGTCGGTTTAATTGGGTTTGCTAGCAAGGGTCCGATCAACACACCAACAAGTGTAAGAACTTTGACTGATCTTGTTACCAAATTTGGTAATCCACATCCTGACACAAGTGATCCTTATTTGATCTATGCTGCACAGCAAGTTCTTAGGGTTTCGAGTGAGGTTGTAATTACCAGAGTAGCGGACACAGATCCAACTAGTAATACTCAAGCAAATTCTGCTTCAGTTTTAGTTCCATCTACTGGTGGACTTGTTGATATTATCGGTTCAAGCACTGGAACTCCTAGTATCACACCAGTTGCTGGAGGAACTTTTGAGTTTGTCGAAGATGGTTATTTTAGTTGGAAACTAAATAATATTCTTGCAAGCAAAATTCTTATTGTTCCTAAGAATGATCCAACAACAAATCCAGATTATCCAACAGATTATACACTTGAAGAACTTGTGGATTATCTAAACTCTCAGCTTAATCCATCGATTGATGGAATTCAATTTGTAGCAACAACAAGCGAAACTTTAGGAGTTAAGTCTACTTGGGCTTACGGCGTAGGAGCTTCTATTGAATTAGTCTCCCACCAGAATTCGATATACGGTGGAATAAACAGTATTGTTGGTCTTGGCACTAGCATGACCCAAGCAGAATTAACTGGCTCTACAAATCGTTATCCATCTTCAGGTTCTGCTGGCAGCTGGGATTTTGATACATTAGATCCAACTGATTTGGCTAACGCTTTGCAAGTAGTTGTAACAGGAACAGGAAATGTTAATATCGATGATGTTGTTCAAATTATCGATCTATCAGTTCTAAACAATGGTCCTTATACAACAGCCGAAGTTGTTGATGAAATCAACACCCAGATTGATTCTCTTACTGGTGGCTTTGTAGCTTCCGATGATGGTTCTGATCATATTGTTCTTACAACTTTAGCTTATGGTTCAGGTAGTAAAATACTTGTTAAATCAGAAAGCTCAATGGATAGCATTTTTGGCATAAGCAATATTACTGCTACTGGTGATTCTCCTGTAAAAGCTACTGGAAGTGGTTTAACTGCACAAGCTGGCAAAGTAACTGGTGGTGCAAACAGCAGTGGATCAAAGAGTTTTACTATTTTCGCTGATAGTCCCGGTATTGAAGGCAATCAGACAAGAGTAATTATTACAACTAATCCTTATGATGGCACATTCCAGATGCAGGTCTACAATAATGGACAACAAGTTGAATCTTGGGGAAATCTAACCAAGAACCAACTTTCTTCTTTCTACGTTGAGTCTTATCTTAATACAGTTAGTAACTTTATCAGAGTTTCAGATAACACTGCTGTTACTGCACCTCCTGCTAATACGTCTACAACTGGTTTATTATTAACTGGTGGTACTGATGGCATTCCAGTTGATCCTGACACACAAGATGATTTAATCATCGGTAATCCAACCGCAGGCACTGGTCTTTATTCTTTCTCTGAACCAGAACAAGTTGATATCGACTTGATAGCAACACCGGGAAGAAGCTCAACAGCAGTTGTAAGAGTACTAATTGATATTTGTGAATCTTATCGTCAAGACGCTCTTGCAATTATTGACCCTCCATTTGGTCTTACAGTTAATGAAATCGTTAATTGGCAAAATGGTGTTCATCCTTTGAACAATACCAGACTTGATACTGATTTCGCTGCTTTGTATTACCCTTGGGTGGACATAACTGATACTTTCAATAATATCAGTGTTTGGGTGCCACCATCTGGCTCTGTTCTAGCAGCAATTTGTCAAAGCGATTCAATCTCTGGTCCTTGGTATGCTCCTGCTGGATTAACTAGAGGTGTTGTTCCAAATATCAATAATGTGTTCAGCAGACCTTCATTAGCTGAACGTGACTTAATGTATGGCAATAACAACGCTATCAATCCAATTATTAGTTATCCTGATGTTGGTGGATTTGTAATTTGGGGACAAAAGACTCTTCAAAGAACGCCAACCGCTCTTGATAGAATCAATGTCCGCAGAATGTTGTTCTATGTTGAAAAAAGCATCAAGAGCATTTCAAAGAATTATTTGTTTGAACCAAATAATGCTGCAACTAGGTCTGCATTTATAAACGCTTGTTCTCAAATACTTACTAGGCTTGTAGCAAATTCTGGGGCACAAGATTTCGTAGTTAAATGTGATGATGAATTAAATACATCAGATGTAATCGCAAGAAATGAATTAAGAGCAAGAATAGGTATTGTGCCAGTCTATGCTATCGAATTCATATTTATCGAATTTAATTTAGTAAGAACATTAGCATAATTAAAGAAAAACAAGGGAGGATTAATGGCTAATACAATCAATAATATGGGCATTGGGGCGCTAAACAACGTAGCTTTTAAACGAAAATACCGTTGGGTGTTTTCTGTTGAAAATATCGGTGGTGGTGGTCCTAACAGTTTTGGTGTTTCTGGTAAATATGTAAAATCAGCAAAAAGACCATCAATAGAAATCGATGATAGTGCTGAAATCAATTTTCTAAATGGTAAGACTTGGCTTCCCGGAAAAGCAACATTTAGTGAACTAGAATTCACTTACTATGATGTTGCTGTTCCCGGTGATCCAACTATTTCAAATCTTTTAAGATGGGTCAATAGAGTTTATAACTTTGCTGCTCCAGCGAACGGCGTTGCTAATTCGACAGAAATATCTGCAACTCAAAGAAGCTACGCTACAGATCCAACTGGTGCTGGTTTTGGCTATGGTGGAACAGGCAAGCTTATTCTTCTTGATGGTTGTGGCTATGTTTTAGAAACGTGGACTTTAGTAAACTGTTGGCCCAAGAGTATCGACTTTGGTGACCTTGATTATAGTGAATCTGCTGAATGTAATATTGTTATGACTCTTAGATATTCATATGCTAAGTATGAAAACAATTGTGCAACAGCTGCTCCTGAATTGTGCAACACTCCTGTTTGCGGTACTGGTTTGGGTGCTAATTTATAAAGGATAAAATCGATTATGCCTAAGATGGGTGTAGGTTTTGCTTCTTATACTACATTTAAGAAGCAAAACCGTTTTGTGTTACATATTCCTAATGTCACGCATGTTGGAAATAGTTCAACCCGTGTTTACAATAAAGTTTTAATAGAAGAAAAAGCTGCTAGACCTAGTGTGTCTTTTAAAGAATTTGATGTCCCACATTTAATGGAAACTGTGTTTTATGCTGCTAAGCCTGAGTGGAAGCCTATTCAAGTAACATTGTATGATGTAGCTGCAACTAATCCTGCTTTGAATTGGATTAATTCGATTTACTCGGTACAAAGAAATGCTTTTAGAGGTCAAACGGGTGCGAGTTATTTTGGTGCCATCGCTAACAATTTTAAAAGAGACATACAAATATTTATGTTAGATGGTTGCGGTTTTGCTTTAGAGGCATGGAATTATGTAAATGCATATCCATCTTCTGTTGACTTTGGTGGCACTGATATGACATCTGATCAGCCTATGAGAGTGGTAATGGATATCAGATATGATAGAGCATATTGGGAACCATGCAGCAGGAGATTAATAAATTTAGCATCATCATATATGATGCCTTAGTTATTCGCCATTATCTTCTTGTAATTTTTTATATTCATCTGGTTCGAGAAATTGATCTACTTCAAGAACCTTACGACATTCTTCAAGAAATGTTTCTAATTCTTTATTTTTCATACTAAGAATTCGACAAGCGCCAGACTTATTAAGTCTGCCTTTTTTAGTATAAACTAGGTTCTCGTTTGAAAGCAACAAACCAATTTTTTCTTTAAGATAACTTTTTTCAAGAATGGTAAGAAGTTCTCCGTTTTCGATACTTTCTAAAAACCTATTCTTCATATAAATCTCCTAAAAATCAAAGTTAGCTTAGTAAGCTAAATTTAAATATACATCAAATTGAATTAAAATCAAATTCTTTTAATAGGAATTTCTCTACTTATCTTTGCAAAGTAAAATTCTTGATATCTTTTCTTAAGTTCTTCGAAATTTTTGTTTGATCTGTAAATTTGTCTTAAGTGATGTATTAGGCATGTGGTTAAAAAATTAAATGCTTTACTTCCACGATGTGGATCAAACCGTTCGATTTTAGAAAAACATATAAATACGCCTTCTTGCACAGCGTCATCGTAATCAATTTTTTGAAAATTTCTAAATCGAACGATATTTTCTGCTAAAGTGAAAAATTCTTTTGCCAAATTATCTTGACTTTGTTTTAATATTTTTTCATTTTGAATAATTTTATCCTCATCTAGTTGTAGGGTAATTTTATCAGTATTCTTTTTATGGATTTCGTAATCTTGACGAAACAATTCATATTTTCTTTTATTCTTTTTAGCTTGTTGGAAATCTATAATGTTTTTTTCAAGGTATTTGTTATCAAGATAATGGTTACTCATATTAGAAATATAGTGTGAATCTATGAAAATAAATTGTGCAATCATAGTTGATTCTTTAGAAGAAAAAGAAATATGTGTGAATAAATTCTCACATATAGCAAATAAATCTTTTTTTACTTTTGACAAAACAATTAAATCTTTGAACTTATTAAAAAGCAAAAGAAATATTTTTCCTGAATTAGAATTGTTCTATGAAGGTGAATTCTTTTTCTTATTGTATCCAGATGAAGAAATTCTTTTTTGGGATGAAGAAGAGATATTTAAATCTCATCACAATCTAATTGTGGATAAATGGATAGTTAAGACGAAAAGAAGCAACGCTAAAATTCCAGAAGTTTCTAAAATATTTATAAAGAGTTCTTTTACCAATGTGAAAAGGTTTGATGAAGAATGGTGTAATTTATATTTGCCCAAAGGAAACTTGTTAGTAAAATTACAAGAATATATTTTCTCTAATGACATTGAATTAAACGAATTATTTATAATCTATCAATATGTATTTGAAAAATTAAAAGCAAGCCATCATAATCAAGAGCTTATAGACTTGATCAATTCTATAATTGAAAAATATCCTTCTTTTATAGAATTGATCAACTTGTGGGGAGATTACTTATATGAAATGAATCTTTTTATGGATGCAAAAATATATTATGAAAAAGCTTTAGAAATGGCATTTCATAGAGATATTTATGACTTTATGCCAATGATTCCAAGCATGCATAAAAATCATCCTAATAAAATGCTATCTAACATAAAAACATTAATATTAAAGTATGATACGATGATATAATCAATACAAATTATCAAGTTCATTGATAACAATTGTTACTTGATCTTCGTATCTTGTAATAGCTATTTGTTTACGACCGTGAGGAAGTTTTTTCATTTCTTTTTCAAGGTCACCAATTGAGCAATTGATAACACGCCAATTGTTTTTAGAAAGGCGTTCAATTTCTTCTTCTTGGGACATGACTTCTTTGCCCGGAAAGTAAGCAAGAACTTGATCTTTTGCTTCTTTTATAATCTTCTTGTATAATGGCACATTACAAGAACAACTAGGATTGTTGATAAATTTTTCAATTTCTGGATTCAATGATTCTGGTAACTTGCTACGAAAGTTTTCATCTTTCATAGCAGCTTTGATATCCATCAAGCTAACATATGCTTTAGATTGTTTCTGATCTTGATCGCTCATTTTTCTTTCCCCTTAAAGCATGACCACAGCTTACACATCTATAAAGAGTGTTTTGTTTAACAAATTTCTCTTTATCTGTTTCTTTTTCCATAACAATATTTTGAATTTCTGATCTTGAAATTTTTACTAATTTCTCAAGATCTTTTTCAAGATATTTTTTACCACAGTTATCACAAATTGTATGCATTGTTAATCCGAAATCATACTGTTAGCTTCTAAGTAAGTTTGATAAAATGCGCAGAAAGTTGCGAAGAAACTAGTTGCACATCCACCAAGGAATATCAAAGGAAGCTTATGCCAATCCCATTCATTGAAAACGTACATAAGTGTTGTTGTGAACATTCCTGCCCAGAAACCTGTACATTGATAGCAATTAAGACCTTTCATCAGGAACGTCCAGATGTAGGGCTTAATCAAGTCTTTAAAAGCTCTGCCAATATCTGACTCAACAATAATGTTGGTCATGCCAATAGAACCAAAGACCCAAAGAACGATGTCAAACATAATCACCCCGTTGTTATTAGAACAGATATCTTGTCGCCTTTTCTATAAAGGCACATATCATTCACATTAATATTAAGAGGTAGTTGTAATTCAAAATCTTCAATATTTCCAATAACATTTTTGTAAGATCCAAGTTCCATTTTCATAATTTCAATTGGAAATTTAAATATCTCTGATATTGCTTCTATATCCTTGTCTGTAATCGTATTAATGAAATCCAAAATAGATCGTATTCCTAAACTGCGCATTTGAGGAATTTTTTGTGCTAATTCCCATGAATCAAAAAGATGTTTATATTTTGGCAATGAACTTTTTACTAAATTATTTTGAAAAATTAATTCAGCAACATTATGGAAACCGATTTGTATCATAAAAAATCTCCTAATACAATATAGTTTTAAACAAATAACACTAAATTAAATTCAAGTCCATGTAATAAAAAAAGGGGAAATAATGTCTGATGAAATTTTTAGACCACAAAGACCATCAATGCCTAACAATAATCCACAAAGAGAACAGTCAATTGATTTGCCTGAAAACCATCCTTTGAGACAACAAGCATCAGAATTTAATAATTTGCCTCCCGGTGTTATTGCTGGCAATATTCCTCCACAATTTAGAGCGCAAATGTCTGGCGACACCGGACATGTTAATCAACCTAACAAAGTAGATCTTGCAACAGCCATGGTTATGATGAATAATAACCCAGAGCTAAATGCAATCTTAAATACACTGAAGCAGCATAGCACTCACTATGAAGAGATTGTGTTGCCAAGCAAAGGTAAATTCTATGATGGCACAGATGGACCTGCTAATGGTGTTATTAATATCCGTCCTATGACTGGTGAAGAGGAGCAAATTCTTGCTACGCCGAGATTTGTGAAAAAGGGTATTGCTATAAATATGATATTTTCCAAATGTATTAGAGAAAACTTTAAAACAGAAAATTTTCTTTCTCAAGACAGAACATTTATTCTTATATATCTTCGTGGTATTAGCTATGGTACTGATTATGAAGTACAGATGCGCTGTCCAGAGACAGATAGACAATTTTCAACTACTGTTGATTTAGACACCTTGGAGATTACTAGGTGCCCAGATAATTTTGGCATTTCCAATCTTACAGGTGTTTTACCAAAAAGTAACTTGAAATTTAGTTATAGGTTTGGCAGAGGTAGAGATGAAACTGAAATGCAGCAATACAAAGATTCAAAATTAAAGTCACTTGGAGAAATGGCTTCAGATGACACTTTGACTTTTAGAATTGCTCAACTTGTTAATCATATTGAAAATATTTCAGACAAAGAAGAACTTAAAGTTTTAATCAGGAGTCTTCCTATTCAAGATGTTAATTATATTAGGAATGTAATTAACAATCCTCCTTTTGGGATGGAGACAAACGTGTCAATTTTATCTCCATATTCTAATGAAGAATTTGAAATCGATTTACCATTGGATTCAGGTTTTTTCTTCCCCCGGAACAAGAAGGCGAACTAAGTCCAAGCCTGAAGTTGTGGCAAGCATTGATGGATGAAATGTTCTTCTTTCTTTATCACTTGCATGTCAAAAAACAAGACTTTATGCAATTAACAATTGCAGAAAGAAAATATTTTATTGACAAGTTTATTGATCAAAAGACAAAAGAAAGAGAAGAACAAGAAAAGGCGTTTAGATCAGCAAGGTCTAAGTAGGAGATAGAAAATGGCTATTAAAGAAAGATATCAGAACCCAGTTCCAGACGACACAGTAATTCTAAGATTATTTGTTTATAATCAAAATTCATTTTCAAATGTTCAGTCAATTGAAAATGTTCAAATTTATAAAATTCCAGATAATGATTCAATTGAAAATATATCTAATGGTACGCTTGTTAGAACTGTAAATTCTGTTGATATAAATCAAGATGAAACAGGCAAATATTACATAGAACTAATTGCAGAATATCCTTTGTTTACTGTTGGCAAATATGTAGATGTATGGAACATCACTTTCAAAACAAATGAAGGTGTTAGCCAAATTATCAATACATTCAATCTTTATCCAGAACTTTGGTACACAACTCCAATTCCGGTTGTGTATGATTTCAGTTTTGCTTTCAGACCTAATCGTTTCAGAAAAGGTTCAAAACAGTATGTTATTTGCCAGATCACTCCTAATGTTCCAAGAGGAACCGACCTTGGTCGATATTATGAAAATTTGATTATTAATTCAAATGTAAAAATTAGTATGGAACTAAGTTGTGGAGACTGTGTGCCTGTCGAACAAGACTTAAGATTAGTGCTTGATAATGTTCCAACTGATTATAGAGAAAAAAATTACGCTTACTATATGCTTGATACAACTGATTTAGATGTTGGGATTTACAATGTTTGGTTTACCATGGAAATGGGCGAAAATGTGTTTATTTCTGATCGTATGAATTTGCAAATCTTCACTTGACAGCCGTGTAAATTTTTTTTATTATAGCATCATCCAAACAAGGAGGATGCTATGAATTTGGTTGAAAGGTTAAAGAAGTACTACGACTGTGAAATGAATGTTCTTCTTACTGGAGAACATGGTGTTGGTAAAACATCTATTGTAAAACAAGCTTTTGAAGAAAAAGGCTTAGTTTTAAATGAATCATGGCTTTACTTTTCTGGAAGTACGCTTGATCCATGGGTTGATTTTATCGGAATTCCCAAAGAAGTTGAATATAACGGCAAAAAATGTATTGAAATTATACCTCCAAAAGCATTTGTTGATGAAGGTAAAATACAAGCTATTTTTGTTGATGAATTCAACAGATCTCCCAGTAAGATTAGAAATGCTTTGCTTGAATTATGTCAATTCAAATCAATCAATGGCAGAAAGTTTCCTAACCTGAAAGTAGTTTGGGCAGCTATCAATCCAGAAGATGAACAAGGAACTTATGATGTTGAAAGGTTAGATCCAGCACATAAGGATCGTTTTCATGCCAATCAAATTGTTGTTCCATATACTTGTGATACAGAATACTTTAGCAATAAGTATGGAAACGATATAGCTGCTGCTAGTATTAATTGGTGGAATGATTTACCAGAAAATATTAAAAAACAGATATCTCCTAGAAGACTTGATTATGCTTTGCAATTTATGAGTAAAGGTATTCCTCTAGAAGATATTCTACCAAAAGATAGTAACATTGGTAAACTTAGACAAGATATTAGTAATGGACCAATTGATAAGAAATTATCTAAATTATACGAAACGAAAAATATAAAAGAAGCAAAATTGTTTTTAAATATTGAGAACAATTATGCTTCAGCAATAAAAATAATTAATCTTAATGAAAATTACATGGAATTTTTTATTCCTCTTTTGAAAAGAGAAAAATTATCTTTATTAATTGCAGATGAAAAATTGAATATATCTGATTATATCTTAAAAAATAAAGATAGTAATCAAGAGTTTAAGAATGTAATCACACAAATATTAACTGCTGGTTCTAATCCCAAGGCATTGATGAAAATAAGATCGTACTACGCTAATAATAGTGTAGAAGATTTAAGTATAAGCAAAACTGCTACTAATGATATTGCTGAATCTTTGTCAAACGCTGATTACATAAATCAAATAGAAAATTGTAACAAAAACGATAGAATTAAAATTATTTTGCAAAATTTACCAGATGATCCAGATATTGTTGTTTGTAAAAAGACGATAGCATTTATTGTGGACTTTGTGATTGAAAAATGGGAAGCAACTATAAAGCAGCATAATTTGGATTCATTGGTAAAAGTATGGAATAAATGTTATGTAAAACTGGATGAAATGTTTGCTGTCAAGGTTACTCAGAACTTAGTTTTCAAAAATAAATGTGAAAATTTGGGGATCATCAACGTAATGAAAGGAATTCAAAATGGATATTAATTCTGATTGGGAAAGGCTTAAAAACAAGCTTGCTTGCCATCATAGTCTTTTCTACAAAATTGTAGAAATGGGCAAGCCCTTTTTCACTGATAAGATTCCTACAGCAGCAGTTCAATTTGATAAAGAAGGAAAGTTTATTAACTTTCTTTTCAATGAAAAGTTTTGGGAAAAATGTGATGATTATAAAAAAATGTTTGTTATATGCCACGAAGCACTGCATATTGTGCTTCAACATGGGTCAAGATTTCTTGAAGGAGTTGACAATAAGATATCCAATATAGCCATGGATGTTGTCGTAAATCATTCTCTTGTGAGAGATTTTGGTTTTATCAAAGAAGATGTTGACTCAAACAATGAGTATTGTTGGGTTGATACTGTTTTTAAAGATAAAAAGTATTTAGGGTTTCCTTATCCAGATGATGAATCCACTGAATTTTACTACAATGAAATTGAAAAACAAAAAGAAAACAATGGAGGTGGCAATGGCAATGGAGACAGTAATGGCAAACTTGTTGATGACCATTCAGGGTTAACAGATGAACAGCTTGAAGAAGCTGTCAAACAAACTATTGATCAATTGGATGCTTCTGAAAAACAGCAATTAAGCGATGCTATCAATAATATTAAGAATGCAGGAGTTGATAAAGGCTCTTGGATGACAATTAATAAAGTTAAAAAATCGAGAAAGAAAAAATGGGAATCAATCATAAAGAAGTGGCAATTTGAGACATTACGCTTTTCCAGCATTGAAAAAGAACAATGGATTAGAAAATCTAGAAGAATGAGTGGGTTTTACAACGGTCTTATCTTGCCTTCAAACGCTGAAATAGAATGTTTCCATCTTAGTAAAAATAAAACAGATGTTTATTTCTTTTTAGATACGTCAGGAAGTTGTATAAATTTGGCAGAACGATTTTTCACAGCTGCTAATAGTTTGCCAAAAGAAAAGTTTAATATCAGATTATTTTGCTTCGATACAAAAGTTGAAGAAACTGATTTGTCTTCTGGTAAAATTTATGGTGGTGGAGGTACTTGTTTTAGCATTATAGAGGATTGTATTCAAAAAGAAAAATTAAAACACAAAAAATATCCATCAGCAGTATTTATTATTACTGATGGAATGGGCACCAAAGTAACTCCAGAACATCCAACAAGATGGCATTGGTTTTTATCCAAAGATAATAAAAGACATATTCCTAAACAATCATTTATTTATAATCTTGATGATTTTGAATAATTGATAGGCTAGGATTGATAGAAGAAGTCGTCGTTGAGCTTTAGAATGTGATCTAAAGCCACTCCTGTCCATTCTTTGTATTTCATTGCATATTCGAACTCATAACCAACAAGATCTCTTGTAAGCACAAAAACAAGCCAAGGTTTGCGTGTCTTCTTCCAGCAAACCATAGGATTTCTACCGCAACGTCTGCTATCATCAGTTACTTGTTGCATAAAACTATCTAGTTCACTATTACCCTTGATAAAAACGGCACTCATATCAATGCTATCGTAGCCGCCTTTGCTTTCAATAACAAACTTAAAACCTTTAGGAACAACAAGGTCACCGCTAAAGACTTGTGTGGCTTCTTCAGTCATTTTTTCAACTTGTCCCCATCTATTGCCGCTTCCAACAGAACGGGTGAAGGGCATATTAAAACGATTAGATAATATTTTAGTTAATTCTAATTCTGTACGATTTCCTTTTTTCTTACCATTTACTTTTTTCGATTTTTTTGGTTGTATCTCATCTACATCAAGACCAGAGAAATTATCAGTATTCAAGTGACACCTCTTTATGCAGTTTTATTGAGTAAAACTTTTTGTTTATGATATTATCACTGAGTGAAAATTCGCATAATTTGTAAGGGCTTACTTTATAAAAACTGCATTCTTCCATAATTTGATCTGATTTGCTATAATACGAAAGAGCATGAAGAAATATTTCAACTGTGGAACAAAAAAATATTTGTCCTATAGTTTGAGTTAAATCAAAGAAATATAATGGTCTTGCGTGGTTTCTATAAAGATATAATTTTATTTTATTTTTTTCTACTTCGCACAATGATATAGCAAATTGACTTTTTGGAATAAGACCTGTTAGTTTTGAAAAAGATTTAACAGTTGATTCTTGGCTATTTTCAAGAAAGCGAAGAAGTATTTCTGAGTCACAATTTGATTCTGTTGGAAAAAATTCTTTTAATATATTGTATTCTGTTTTTTCAACGACTCCGTTGTGTATAAGAATTTTGCTATTATCTTTACTTATAAATGGGTGATTGTTAGTATTGTCATGTGGATCACCACAACCTGCTGTTGCGTTTCTTGTATGAAGCAGACATAATTTCATATTGATATTTTTAATGCTGTTAAAGTAATCCGTTTTAACAAATTCAGAAGATGGAATTGGTTCTTTTTTAAAATAAGTATTATTGTCTTCATCAATAGCGTAGATTCCAGCAGCGTGTACTCCACGATATTCAAGAAGTTTAAATATTCTTTTAGAGAGATTATAAGTAAATTTTGGATTAACAGACTTACCTATGAAACCAGCAATTCCACAAATAATACACCTTCCTTTTATATTATTTTTGTGGATATTGTGCTGTAGGAGCAGCAGCAGAGGTATCAAAACCACTTGCTGGAGGATTATCTGGTGCTATATCCTGACCTGATACATCTTTAGGAGTTTCCATTTCTTTTGGTTTTTCTGTAATTTGGAAAGCGTTAATAGGAACTCCCATTTTATTAACGACTTTCTGCAAAGTGTCAATTGTACTTTTTAAGACTTCTTCTATATTATCATTTTCATCTATAGACTTTGCGAGAGAAACAGCACATTTTTGTAATCCTTTAAGAAATTTTCTATTTTCATTGCCCCAGTGACCTTGAAGAATGCCTCTAGATTTGTTTACAATAATTTGTGCATAACGAACTAAGTTTCTTGTACCAATTTTATTTACTTCGTCCGAAAGTTCTTGTGAAGAATTAAGGACATCACCAATTTCTTTGGCTAAGTAAACTTTGTTTTCGTTTAAAACGAATTCTCTAAAATTAAAGTCTGTCATATTTCTATTTATTAATAAAGTATCAAATGTTTTTTATTAAAACCTTTTTATTACAGAAATTCATGTAATAAAAAGGTTTTAATATTTAGCAATTGACATTTTTATTTAACCACATTTAGACCAACCACATGATTTACACAGAACACAACCATCATTTCTTTCAACTTGACTTCCCTGACAAGAAGGACATTCTTCACCATGCACCTTAGTTCCATCTTTAATATACTTCTTGAGCGTTCTGGCAAGAACCTTACTTAGACTGACAAGATCGCCCTTAGTCTTTTCAAGTTGATGTACAACAAAACTAATATCCGCACCATGACGCAGTGAAGTGCTTACCATTCGACACAAAGCATCTCCATTTTCGTGATTGCTGATATTAATTAAGTTAAATGATTCATTGCCAGCTTGGAAAACATACTTGCCCCTATTTAACTTCTTAAGCAATCCTTTAGATTCTTTACATTTGATCACTGGTTTACCATCTTCTGTATTCAGACCAGCAAATACTTCATATGGTTCACCACCAAGAAGACCAACAACAACGTAATAAGGTTCACTTTTTACGATTGGCAAATATAATTCTGCTTCAATGTCGGAAGGACGTTTTGGAGCATCATTCTTTATAATTTTTTCTTCTACTTCTTTCTTAGCAGGCTTTTCTATCAAAACTCCTGTACGGCAATTTTTACGATAGACTGTCATACCCTTGCATTTATATTTCCATGCAGCTTCATAAATCTTGGCAACTTGTTCTTCCGTCACATCTTCTGGCAAGTTAACAGTCTTGGAAATTGCATGATCAACATATTTCTGTGCTTCTGCTTGCAATTCTACAGCTGAAACCCAGTCAATATCTTCAGCGCAGCAACCAAACCAAGGAGACTTTTTGAGATCCTTTTCACCTGTAACATCCATCCACATTTTGACTTTAGGATGATATACCTCAAATTCTTGCCAATGATCACCATTAGGATCGACGAAGTCTACTCTTGCATTCTTATCGTTTGGATTAATTTTCTTTCTTCTAGTATATGGGAAAAGCATGAACAGAGGTTCAATTCCAGATGTTGTCTGTGTCATAATAGACACTGATCCCGTTGGAGCGATTGTCAGATTGGCAATGTTCCTTCTACCATGCTTTTGCATGTTTTCATAAAGAGTTGCATCCAGATCTCTTAACATCAAAAGGAATTCAGAATCTTTTTCCTTATTCCAATCCCACACAGGGAATGCGCCTGTTTTCTTAGCCATATCAACACTAGATCTAAATGACGATAAACATAAAGCTTTACAAATTTTACCAGTTACGTCAATGCTTTGTCTGCTGCCATAAGCAATACTTAAAGCAGCCATCGCATCGCCTAAAGCAGTTAACCCAGTTCCAGTTCTTCTGCCATTCTCACACTTTTTATAAATCTCTCCCCATAGTTCAAGCTCATTAGCTTTAATAGTACTGGATTCTGGGTCTTTCTTAATTTTCTTAATAATTTCACTTACTTTTTCAAGTTCAAGATCAATCATGTCATCCATCAATCTCTGACAAATTATTGCATGCTCTTCAAACAAAGCAAAATCAAAATATGCATTTTTGGTAAAAGGATTGACAACATAAGAGAACAAATTGAGAACCATTAAGCGGCAACTGTCAAAAGCGCAAATTGGCAATTCTGCACAAGGGTTTGTTGATATAGTTTTATATCCATCTTCTGCATAACAATCAACAGCATTGTACTTAGTGATTTGATCCCAGAACAAAAGACCGGGTTCCGCTCTTAGCCATGCATTGTGGATGATCTTTTTCCACAATTCCTTAGCATCAACATAGATGTCACTATCACTAGGAGGAGCATCTACGGGGAATCGTAAACGGAACTTTTCACCCTTTTCTACAGCTTCCAAGAATTCATTGCTAAGCAAAACAGAAATATTTGCTCCTGTAACTTTTGAACTGTCGTTCTTAATCGTAATAAATGATTCAATGTCTTTGTGTGCGACATGGATACTAAGCATTAGAGCGCCTCTGCGCCCCGCCTGCCCGACTTCTCTGATCGTATTGCTATATCTCTCCATCCATGAACCAATGCCCGTGCTGGTCCTAGCAGCGTTCTTAACAGGTTCGCCAGCAGGACGTAGAGTTGATATGTCTACGCCAACGCCGCCTCTTCTTTTAGAGATTTGAGCTAAATGTTCATCAACCTTAAGGATGCCACCATAACTGTCTTTTGGACTTTCGACTACATAACAATTCGATAGAGAAATGATTTGATGATCATTTCCGATACCAAACATGGGACTTCCTTGAGGTACAATGTATTTGAATTTATCGAATAAAGAAAAAATTTGTTCTTCTGAAAGAGGTTCTGTATACTTTTCTGCTTCAATTCTTGCAAATTCTTTGGCAAGACGGTGATGCATATCAACTGGTGTTTCTTCGAGTAAATTAGAATTGTTGTCTTTAAGAGCGTATTTGTCCAAAAATACTTTAGCGGCTAGTTCATCTCCCTCGAAGTAAGATACGCATTTGTCAAAAGCTGTAGTGTACTGATACATTATAACCCCTCAATTTAGAAACACCAATAAGATTAATAATACTGATTGTGAATTACTAAGCAATAAAAATTTCATTAATTTTCAACATGCAATAGCAAATTTTCCGTATTTTTAAAATTCACTCATTATGTATACATGAAATACCGTTTTCCATTCGTAATTTCAACTCACTTGCACCAGACAACAATTGCAATAATTCTTGATCATGTGTCGTTATAAAAACTTTTTTGTTTTTTGCTATATTCCTAATAAGTCTGTATATGGCATTGTTTCCTTGAGAATCCATGTTAATAGATATTTCGTCCAAGAATATAATATTAGGTGTTGATCCGCTATTAAGTTCTCGAACATGTGCAAAAGCTTGAGAAACAGCTAAATTAATTCTTCTTTTTTGCCCATTTGAAAGCAAATCATATATTATTGGAACATCATCTGTGGATTTTTTTATCTCTTCATTAAATTCGTTATCAAATTTTAGCGACAAATTTCCATCAATCAAAATGGAAAGCATATTTTCCACTGAATTATTTAACAATGGTAGTATCTGATCAACAACAAATTTTCGTACACCTTTATCTCCAAAAGCATCAAGCCAGAAATTCAAATATGGAATTTTAGCAACAAGGTTGTCAAGTTTTGTTTGGCTCTTCTCTTTATTGCTTTTAATATCTTGTATGTTTTTTTCAACATTATCTTTTATATCAGCCAAAGGAGATTTGTTTTTAATTGCATTCTCTTTTTCCATAATAGTAACACTATTAATGGAAATTTTATTTTCAATCTTATCAATCATATTAATCGTTTCTGGCTTTTGTACTTTGTTCAATTCTCTAATTTCATCTTGAATCTTTTGAATGTTGTTTTTGGTTTCTGTTAAAGACGCACTTATCTTATTTTTTAAATCAATTACTTTTTGTATATCCGTCTTAATAGACAATATCTTATCAATTAATTCTTTATGATTATTTTCTAATTCATTTTTGTTAGTTAAAAGGATATCTAAATTGTTTTTACAATCTTGTTCAATGTGAAAATAGCCATTTTTATCGATAATTGACAAACAATGATCGCATGTAACACCATCTTCAAGTTTAGTTATTTTATCAATTTTAATCTTATTTTCTTTAATTTTGATTTCTGACGAATGTATGTTATTGTTTATTTTTCCTAATTTGTTATTATTATCAATGAGCAAGTTTTTCCCTTCTTCTATTTTGGTTTCAATTTGATCTTTTGAGCTATCTAATTTTGATATTTTTTTGTTTAAATTTTCAATTTCAATATTATTGGTTTTAATTTTTTCTTGTGCGTTATCGTATTTTTCAATTTGAGGGTCAAAAGATTTTAAATCTTTGATTTGTTTGTTTAAAATTTCTTGTTCATTTTTTAAGTTTATGATTTCTTGTTTGATGTTATCTTTCCATAAATTTTCTTTATCGATAATTTGATTTAATTGCAAAGTCATATTGTCGATCATAGATTGATTAGCGATGTTATCTTTTTCTGCCAAAGTTATTTCAATTTTTGTTTCTTTTACTATTTCTTTTGTTTTTTCGTTATAAATTCTGTATTTCTCTAAACCTAAAAGGTTTTCTACAATTATTCTTCTTTCTGTAGAACTTGATTCTAAATAACTATCTGTGTTTGAATCTGTAAAGGCACAAATAGATTTAAATGTTTCATAATTAAAGCCAAGAATAGATTCAATCATATCTTGTGTTTGTTTAATTTCTCCTCTAGTCAATTCTGTAGCTTCATCAAATTTTTCGTCTTTTGATCTCCAAAGTTTTAATCCATCAGGTTTTCTTGAACGTAAAATCTTAACGTCATCAAAATATATTTCAATTGACATTTTTTTATTAGTTTTGTTGTTAATCACATCTTTAACTCCAATTTTCTTGGGATTTTTCAATGTTTTTCCAAAAAGCCCATAAAGGAGCACATCTAAGATGCTACTTTTACCGCTACCATTGCTGGAATTAAATTCACTATCTTTGATATCAAGATTTTTCCCTGTAATGATAACAATTGAATCATAGTTTTGAAAATCAATTTCTATGCCTTGATCGCCAAAGCACAAAAAGTTTTGAGCTTTTATTTTCTTAAAGTTGATATTCCGCATTGAACTACTCCTGAGACTGGTTGATGATATCCAACCCACAACTGATAAGCAAATCCTTGTTTAACTCAGTCATCGTTATCTCAACAAACTTTTTAACCATTTTGTCTGATTGACTTAAAATTTCTTTTGCAATTTCTATTTGTTTTAATTCGTTGTTTTGATTTTTATCAATAATGTTTTTCTTTATTTTGACTGAACTTACACCTTGACTCTCTAACAACTTTATTTTTTTATTGATTTCTTCTTTATCTTCATCCTCGACAATTACTGATACAAAAGATTTTTTCAACAATTGCGGATCAATTTTCATTATAGTTTCAAGATCTCCTTCAAAATGTTGTGGACTAAAATCATTTGCAACGTAGTTGACAATATAATCATTTTCTATAAATTCTAAAATAATTATATTCTTTTTATCTTCTAATTCTCCGAAAGATAATTGCAATGGACTGCCAATATATTCAGTATTTTCTGATATTGTTTGAGCGTTATGATAATGTCCAAGAAATGCATGTTTGTATTTTGAGAAAATATTTGGACTAACTTTAGTCATTTCTCCATCATGTTCAATCTCTACATCGGCAGTTGACCCTTTGGAATTTAATTTTGCGCCATCAACTGCTAAATGTCCTAAGAAAAACGAATCTTGTGGATTCAAAACTGATAATAAATCAATGTCTTCTATTGGATTATGTGTAAAAGGAACAAAATGCCAGCTAATACCTTCTATGATGATTTGTTTTGGTTTATCTATAATATAAACATTAGGCAATGCTGATACAGCAGTAACAGAGCTGATAGATGTCTTTTCAAAATACCAAAGATCGTGATTTCCCAAAAGAACATAGAAATTTATGCTGCCATCAAGATATTTTTTAAGAATAGAAAATGTTTCGTGTAATACAATTGATTCAATTTTTGTGCGATCATGAAAAAAATCACCACCAAAAATTATATTTTTTATATTATGCTTCTTAGCTGTTTCAAAAACCCATACCAAACAAAGTAAACAATCATTAAGCCTATCTTCGCTTTTTTTGTGCGGATGAATATGAATGTCACTAAAAAGCAAAAACTTGATCATTTTTTACCTCGATTTGGCGCAAAATGATAATATCAAGTTTATGTGTAAGGTTCAAGCTTATCTTTTCGCTTAATTTTGCCTTCAAAATATTTTTCGAGAAGATCCCAAGCATTTAGTTTGTTAATGTCTGTAATGACGGCTGTTGGAGCACCACCTGTTGCTCCAACACCAATTCCACCACCAAGATCTGCACCCAAACTTGAAGGTGGGGGAGGAGTTGCTCCACCTAATGACCCGCCAAGGCTACCACCTAGACCACCTAAGTCAGATGGTGGTGCTCCTCCGGGTGGTGGTGTTGCTCCTCCTAAAGCTCCTCCCGGTGGTGCCGCACCTCCACTAGAGGATGCTCCACCAGCTGGAGCATCTGCTTCAGTTAAAAATTTTTTTCTTCTAAATTGATGAATTGTGATCATACAAAATATATATGTACGATGAAAACATTTTGGGAATATTTAAATAATGATCAACCGGATGCTCTACGAATAACTGAGCGTCCTGTTCCACAACCGCAAGCAGTTGCGCCAGTTGCAATTAATGCGAATGCAGACCCTGTAAATCACACTGTAGCTGTTCCGCAGCCAGCAGAAACCGGATTCAGATCAAAAGTAAAACCTTGGAAAGCGAAGAAAAGTCAAATTATGACTTTTTGGAAAGCTTTAGCTCCTAATATACCTTTACAATTGCAGCCTATTGAGCAAATTCATAAAGGTAGTACTTTACAACAAGATACATTTAGGCTCACAGGAAGCAAAGAATTTATTACAACTGTACTGTCTAGATTGAAAGATTTTGTGATTTATGAAAATCCAGAAACAAAATTAGTTTTAGATTATAGACAAAATGCTAAAAGCCTAAAACCGGGAGAAAAAAATAGTTATTTATTTTACTTAAATGTCCGCAAGAGGAAATAATTTTTTTCTTATTTTAGTTTTATTAAATTCTAAAAAATCCATTTTTTCATCTAATTTTTTTTGTTTTTCAGCAACTTCTTTAAGATTTTTATCAAGATTTTTAACAACGAATAATGTTTCATCAATCATGCTATCAATCATAATAAAATCTCCAAAAAGAACATTTCTATGTATAAAAGATCTTGACGAAATATTCAAAAAATAATATAATTTAGCATGAAGGTTATGACTTGATAATAGTTTTTAAGAGGTAAAAATGGCGACTACAATTACAATTAACAATGATTTCTGTCAATTGCAAACTGATAATCAAGAAATGTTAAAATACATTATTCTTAATTTAAAATTTAGACAAAAAGGTTATCAATTCACACCTCTTTATAAATCTAAGAAGTGGGATGGATTTGTTAACTTTTTTTCAGCAAAAACAGGAAAATTTCTTACCGGAATATTACCAGAAATTTGTATGATTGTAAAAAAGTTCAATGAATCATATGATCTTAGTGATTTAAGAATACCAATTAAATTTAAATTCGATAAAATTGATGAACATTTTTTACAATATTACAACGAAGATATGAACACTAAAATCGAATTAACAGATTATCAAGTTGACCTAGTAAACCAAGCGATCAAACACAAACGTGGAATTATTGTTGCTCCTACCGCTTCTGGGAAAACATTCCTTATGTCTGCTCTCTTAAAGGCTTTAGGAGAACATGAACCGACTTTAGTTTTGCAAAACAGAAAGTCTTTAGCTTCTCAGAATTTTGATGAAATTTCTAGATGGGGATTTAAAAATATTGGTTCTTGTTGGGGTGGAAACAATAATCCAAATAAAATAACTGTTGCTACTGCGCAATCAATTCATCATTTGGAAGACAAGCTTGATAGCATAAGAGTTCTTATTGTAGATGAAGTTCATGATATGGTATCTGATACAGCTAAAGAAATATACAAAAAGATGAAAAATACAGTCATAAGGATAGGTTTGTCGGCAACACCGTTTAAGCATGGTGAAACAGACAAGGTACACAAATATCTTGTCAAAGGATTCTTCGGTCCAATAATCAAGACGACTACAACTTCCACAGGAAGAGTAACGACAGCAGACTTACAACAAAAAGGCAGATTATCTCAGTCAAAATGCTTGTTTTACAAAATATGTGAACCTGATCTTTCCTTATCAATCTATAGTGAAGCTATAGATCTTGGTATTGTCAACAATTTAACTTTACATAATAAAGTTGTTGAATTGACAAATGCGTTTTCTGGCAGAACATTAATTTTAGTAGACAGAATTGCGCATGGTGATCAATTGAAAAAAATGATCCCAACCGCTTATTGGATCACAGGAAAAGACGATAATGATTCTAGAAAAGAAGTAATTAATATGTTACAAAGTTCTAAAACTAGTTGTATAGCAATTGCTACTCAACAAATATTCAACACTGGTATCAATGTTAAAATTCACAATTTAATTAATGCTGCTGGTGGGCAAGCTGATCATTTAATTATTCAAAGAATGGGTCGTGGATTAAGAACAGCTGATGACAAAAAAGAAGTTACTTACATTGATTTTATGTTTGAAAACAATCCTTACTTGAAAAAGCATTCTGCAAAAAGAGTTAGAATTTTGGAGAAGGAAGGTCACTCTCTTCAGTTTTTCGATTGACAACATTGTAAAAAGCATTAAATAAATCATTTAACGTAGATGATGGTTTACCAATAATACTTTTTATCATTGCCTTGTCTTCCTTGCTCATTTGATCATATTTACTCCAACTTTTCAATCGAGTCTTTATCTTTTCAATATCAAGCTTGGATAGGTTGATAGTAAATCCTTGATCATTATCAATATTTAATTGTAATTGATTTTTAAAAGCATTTTTTTTAACTTCTTTTTCATTTTCTGTAGCTTCTAAAAATTGTATGAAAGTAATCATATGACTATATAGATTTATGGAGAATTTTTATGAAGTTTACTGAATGGGTTGGTAAATCACCTGATGTTGTTTTCGGTTTTGACAAAGTTGTTTCTACTAAAGGTCAGCTTCGTTATAACGAAGAACCAGTAGAACCTTTAAAAATCGAAACTGTTTTAGATGAAATAATCAATTTAGGTAAAATAGGAATAAAAGAACCTGTTAAAGATTTTGGATCTATGATTAATTATGGAGACAGTAATCAAGTCGGGTCAATTCGTCTTAAATTTAGTCCTCTTGGTTCTTGTCGTGTAACGATAATGAGAAGAATTAGTGATTTGGAAGGTGAATTAACTTGGGTTACTCGTTATTCTATTCCTGTTGTTAATGATTACGAACATATGACTGTAGAAGACATTGCTGTTGAAAAAATGTTAGCTACTAGGATTTTTGAATTGGCTGAATATATTGATAAAACGGCTTTGGAAACGCCCAAACAAAAATATGATTCGCTTGAAGAATTAGTAATTATGCTTGCTATGAATATGAAATTAAAGCATCCAAAAGTAATGAGTTACCAAGGTGTGATAAAAGAAAACATTAATACATATATCATATATTTTTCGTATCATGGTTTAGGTCTTGAAGCTCCCGGTCAAAGAAAAGTGAATCAATTTAATATTTATGTAGAATTTATCAAACACAAAGGGTTAATTCGATGTTGGGGTGCCGAATATTCTGCTCCTCACTTGCTCTATAATTATGAACCTCAGACCCCTGAATGGGACGAATATTTTAGCGTAGATCAGAATAAAAATGAGATTACAACAATTATTGAAAATATATTTAAAACTTATTGATCAATAGATGAAAGTTTAATATAACATTCTCCATAAACTTCAATTTTCCCCATTAAAGCTTGAAAATCTTTTTGAGTATCATTAATAAAATCTAATTCTTTCATAATTGATTTAGTTTGGTCTTTACTAAATTTGATAGCTGTTTTCAATCCATCGTTTTTAAGGGCTTTCATCACTTCTGCATAAGGTTTATCCTTTGCTTCAAAATGATAATAGGAAAGAATAGCATCACCGCCTTTTGCTTTAGCATCAGCAGCATTATTTTGCGCCCCTTTACGCCTATTCTTTAAAAATTCCAAAGGATCATCAGATTGTTGTTTCATAAAATTATTTATGTCTCTTGAGATAAATTGTTAAACTTTTCATTGTAAATTTTTTTTATATCATCAACATTATAGTCTTTATATTTTTCACATTCTGTTAAACTAATAATTTCATTTTTTATGTCGTCTGGTAACTTATTAACCCATTCGCTAACAAAACACCAAATAGGATCAATTTGTTTAGCTCTTATCTGCAATAATATTCTTCTAATATTTTTGTAAAAATTTTCATATGTAAAATTATCTCCTAATGTATCTTTCAAAGATACAATAGTATTTTCAAAAGCAGATGATATAAATCTATCTTCAAGTTTTCTCGTGACAGTTTTTGTCATCATCTTATTTTCTCGCATTTTCTTAATCCAAACAAAATATCTTTTTTCAGCTTTTTCGCCAATCAATAGGCTTGGATTTATAATTGGATTTTTGTTTTCTAAGATTTTAATAATCTCCATTTGAGCTTTTATAAAAATAAAATACTCAGCTGGCGCTTTGAAAATTTCTTTTTTATCTTTCACAAATTTCAAAAGATACTTAAACGCTGATTGTTTTCTTATAGGTTTTAAATCATTAAATTTTGTGTGGTTATAGTCAGGAAAATAATGATACTCAGAATTAAGATAATATATCAACAAATGATAAGCAAAAACCATATCTGAATCATCAGATAGACTAAGCAGTTGTTCTGTAGATGTTTTAAAAATCTGTCGCATGTTTTTACTCTAATCCATTCAATCTTAAAAGTCAAACTTGAGTTTGAAATTATATGGGGATCATTCCAGTCACATATGCCGTTTATTCGTTAATAAACATGGCTAGGAATTCGTTTCTACATCCAAGTGAGACTCAGGTCGATTTTTAACACTAAATGCGTTTAAAGCGATTTTACGAGCTAAAAATATTTCTTGTTTTGTTTGTCATTTGGCACGATTTTTGCGTATTAATTAATACTAAGTATTAATATAATTAACTTAATAAGTATTAGTTCTAATTTTGATTATTTAATAAATCATATTTTATTAAGTGGTGCTAATTTACTCTGAGCGAAGCGAAGAGTAAATTAGTACCACTTAAACTAAAGCATCTTCAATTACGAAGTAATTGAAGATGAATATAAATACTTAGTATAAACGCGCGAAGCAAAAAGTGTGCCAAAAAAAATAAAAATTATGTTTGACTTAAGTTTTTAGTAATCGTAGATTTTTGGTGTGAGTATTGACAAAACCACTTTTGAAAACATTTTCGACACATTTTGTGTCGAGCCATTTATTTATTTGCAAATTTTAAATCAACCCGATTTAACTGATAAACAAAATCTTTTACTTCATATAAAACTTGAAGGACCAAGAGGATCTAAATTTGAAATAAAATTACATCAAAACAATACATGTTCGTTTGTACACCATGTGAATAATTGTTTAAGAGAATATAATCGACCGATAATTTGTTTAGATTCTAAGTTATTTCATTCTTTTTGTTTGAAACAAAATTGTACTAAACAAATTGATTTTAAAGTATTTTTTGATTTAAATTGGTATTGTGATTACAATGATATAAGTTGTTCTTTTGAAAAAATGACTGACATAGTTTCTATATTTTTGAAATTTATTAAGCATGATAGTTTTGAAATATATAAAAATGTTTTTCAAAAATTAATATGTGAAACAATTCCACACATGGAAAATCAAGCTATCATATTGGATAGTGAAGCTACATTTGTTTATCCTTATTATTCATCAAGATTGCAAGAAAATGGAAGATTGAATTCTAAAGTTTTTTCTAATAGAAATTTTAATCCACATACTTTGACTTATGAAATTAAGAAAAATTTTGTTTTATCAGAAGATGAAATATTTGTATCGTTTGACTTTAAGGCATTGGAGTTATATGTTTTGGCATTTTTGAGTAATGATGCTAACTTAAATACATTATTGTATAACACATGTCATCCGTATGAACAAATTGCTCAATATGTTCTTGATTTAAATAATTTTGAAAATAAAAACTATAAAGATTTAGGTAAGAAGATATTTTTACCAAGTATTTATGGTATTTCTCCAGCTAAGTTATCAGAATCTTTAGGTTGTTCTATTTTGGAAGCCAAGACTTATTTGAATAAAATAAAGACTTTATTTAGCAAAGCGTTTGATTATGTTTCACAGCAGTCTGCTCAAGCAATAAATTTTGGCTATTGTCTTGATTACTTCAAAAGAAAGAAAAATTTTATTGCAGATGAGGGATATAAAGCCATGAATTTTTCTGTACATTCACCAGCAGCAGTATTTTGTTTTATGAAGATGAATGAAATAAAATCAATTGAAACTAAAGATTTTAGATTATTGTTTTCAATTCACGATTGTTTTGTTTTTGCTGTTAAAAAGGAAAAATTAAAATTATCTGTATTGCAAATTAAAGATACTTTGCAGAAAGAATTTTCTGACTATAAGCCCTTAAGATTTATTGTTGATACTAAGTTTGGCGAAAATTTAGCATTTTTGAAAAATTATTCTGAAGTTTGACTCAATTACATTAAAGGTTGATACTACACCTTACGTTTCAAGGAGGTAATTGAAATGAAGATATTTCAGATGTTTAAGATTAACTCAGAGGAATTTAAAGAACTTGAGGAAAAGTTTGGTCAGTTGTGTCTTTATGCCAGTTGGCAATTAATGTCTAATAATTCTCGTAATAATCATCAGTTAGATGTAGAAGATATCAAACAAGAGCTTCTTATGTCTGTTATAAGGGCAGGTAGTTATTATAAAAGACAAACTTATATTGAATCATCATTTGATACAGTTGAAAAACATGTTCCGCAAGATGGGATATTTAGAAAAATTTTTGATTCTTTAAAAGATCTATGGAAAAATAAGACACATCATGGAGCATATCGTCGCAAATTTGGTGATCCTCAAGAGGAAATTCTGGAGAAATTAGTTAAAAAATTTGTTCCATCACAAGAAAGACCTGACATTGGTTTAAAACTTATGATTAATGCCAAGTTTGTTATTTACACAAAGCAGATCATATGGAATGCTACTAGGCATGTCGGCAAGAGAATTACTAAAGAAAAACATATTCGAGTAGGTCAAGTTTCACTTAGTGAACACGAACACTTGTATATTTGAGGATTTTTAGTATGGAAGCTAAACTTACCGAAGATCAACAAAAGTTGTTGGAGACTATGCTTCAACAACAGAATACTCAGACTAAATTTCGTTGGGATGAAAATTTCCAAAGAAGAATTTTAGGTATTCTTTTAACAGATAGGAATTTTCTTCTTCAGGGAAAAGCTCTTATTTCTCCTGAATATTTTTCTAATGAAGTTCATGTAGAAACATGTCGCATTTTATTTAAATTATTTGATGATCATCCTACAGGAATACCTGACAGGATGATTATGGAAAACGATTTGCTTGAGAAAGTAAGAGAAAAATCAGATGCAATTAAAGTTTATTATAGATCAGAACTTCAATCGCTTTATGATTTCTTTATACCTAACCAAGCATCAAGAGATATTTTGTTTAATAAATTGCTTAATTTTTCCAAGATACAAAGTCTTAGAATAGCAATGGAAGAAAGCCAAAGAGATCTTAAGAAGAATCCAGATTCAGAAGAAATCTGGGCTAAGGTTTATGAGAGATTTCGTAATTGCATGTTAGTGTCAAAGACATTTGATGCAGGTTTCCAATATTTTAATCAAATAGAACAATTCTTCACAGAATTATCTAAAGATGAAGAAAGAGTTGATAAGTTTACATCAGGATTTTTGTCAATTGATTTTGAGATATCTGGTGGTGGACCAAGACGTGGTGAAATTTATGCTTTTATAGCACTACCCGGTGTTGGTAAATCTTTGGCTTTGGTTAAAGCAGCTGTTGAAAATGTAAACAAAGGGTTTAAAGTAGCGTTTATTTCTGTAGAAATGGATTGGGTTTCTATTTCTAAAAGATTCACATCAGCTTATGTCGGAATGCCATATAATAAGCTTGCTAGTCAAAAAGATGAAGTAAAAAACATCCTTGAATATAAAACACTTGAATACGAAGACAAGAACAGATTGGTAGTTAAGCAATTTCCTGCTGGTAGTATTGATGTTAATGATATTCGAGCTTATTTAAACCAATTGGAGTTATATGGATTTGTTCCAGACCTTTTGGTTGTTGATTATCCCGGAGAAATGAAAGATACACCGGGAGTTGCTGTTTGGGAATCTAAGTATAGAATCATTCGTGACCTAAGAGGACTTGCTTGTGAAAAGAAAATGCTTGTATTTACTGCAATGCAACCGAATAAGTCAGCATCTGAATTGTCTTCATCGGAATTTATTGAAGAAGGCAACATCGGTGCGTCTTTTGACATGTTTAAGCCTCTTGATGGTTTATGGTCTATCAATAGAACTACCGATGAAGCTAATGCTCAAGTTGGCAGAATATTCATTATCAAAAGTAGAAATGGTAAATCAAGATACCATTTCCCAATAGAATATAATCACGAAATGTTAACCATATCAGAAATAGATTTTGATAAATATAAGACAAAAATGCACAATAAAGCCCAGCAAGATGCTAACACTTATAGCGTTACATCTGATTCATCAAATATATCATCAAATAACCATCCTCCTAAAAAGGTAGGTAAGAAAAAACAACAAGATCCATCTAACCCAATTGATTGATTCTATTTTTATCAAAAAATAAATTATCAGGAGTAGGACTTATAAAGGAATTGCCGATGCAATGGCGCAACAGTGGGGTGGCAACAATTAATGACTGCAAACCTTACTAATTTGAATTGATAGCACGGTTTTCCCTTTTTCTCAGAAAGTAGTATGAGCCATGATTGAAAAGATTGCGTTAGATGATCAGGAATGGACAATTGATTCTCGTGATTTAAATTTCACGGATGCAACTCTTAATATATTTTTTGAAAAAGTAGGCGGAATTATTGATTATGTTGGAGCTGGTCATGCATTGGCTATGAAATGTTTTTCTGTAGCAGAACTTGAATACAAAAGAAAATTTATTCAAAAATTCAAAGAACAAAAAGATCTTGGCAAATCAGATAAAACAGCAGAATTAGCAGCTGAAGGTGATGACGAATGTGTTGCTTTGAAAAGAGAATGCATTCAAAACAGATATTGCAAAGATAGAATTTACGCACATTTGCAAGCTTTGAACGCTTCAAGAGAAGATGCTCACAATCGAGGTCATATGTTGCGTAAAGAAATGGACAAGTTAAACTTCCAAATAAATGAATAAATTTAGGTTTGTCGTATTGTTATAACATGAGAGAATACGATGTTTAACATTGAGTTTGTTCAGAAGTATATGCTTACTGCTAAGCTTTTTGGTGAGCTTAAAAATCCATGTTATTCAAGAAAAATTGGTGTTGTGATTGTTAACAATTTGTTAACTAAAGTTGTTAGCATGGGATATAATGGTCCACCAAGAAATGCCCCTCATTGTGACAGCCCAGAACATCTTAAAACAATTTTTCTTCCTCAGCTTACAGAAGAAGATAAATACAAAATAGATCCTAATTTTGATGAAAAAGAATTTATTAAGAATCATGCTTATGCAAAACAATGCCCAAGAAAAATTCTTGGATGTAAATCTGGGGAGAGACTTGAGTTATGTTCTTGTGCTCATGCTGAAGCAAATGCCATAGTTAATGCATCTGCTGATTTAAATGGAGCGCATATGTTCGCATGGTGTACTTTACCATGCGTTGAATGTACAAAATTAATTATAAATTCTGGAATTAAAAAATTGTTTTGTTTATCAAATAAAGATAAGGACTATTCTGTCGGCAGCAGATTTCTTTTTGACAAATGTGGTGTCGATATAGTGGAACTTGATGAAAAATTAATAATGGAACACTAGGTTAAAATATGTTTGAAATAGAATTTAAGTATTATAAACAAAAAGAAGACCTTGATTATAACAAGGATGAGCCGCTTATTTTTAAAAATAAGTTTGGCAAAGTGGATGAAAATTATCCAGTAGAAAATTTGGCTAAATATATCCTCACACAACTTGCTCGTAGAGATATATTTATATACGATGTTGATATTTACGAGTATACAAAGAAAAAGGTTAGTTTCAAGCTTGGTAAAAATGGTTTTTCTGTAGCTGGAAGCAAGTTTAACAATTCTAGTTTGGCAGAAAATTGTGATTTGGAAAACAATATTCCTGATGATCCACAGGATATTCCGAGGATAGATGAAGAAAAAGTATTGTCTAAGCCAACAACTTTTCAAAAGTTGGCGAATAGAATCGATAATCAATTTGCCAGTGTTGATAAGAACAAGATTAAAAGAAAAGTAATTTTTGATCCACCGTTAAGGATGGATAAGACTCAATTTCCTTATAAGTTTACAAAAGCAAAAATATATCCAGTTTATTCAGAAAAATACAACACAAATGGAATTGGAATGTTGATTGTAACAAATGATGATAATAATAATGTTTTAGAAGTTACAGATGAATATTTCGTCCCTGCCCCTACGCTTGTTTTCGACAATGAGATGAATGCTAGCAAAATTGGTAATAATGATCTTTTGAACTGGAAGGGCATGGGGGGCAATGAGGCTATGATAAACCTGAGAGGAAAGTAATGAGCAGTCAAAGAAAAAGTGATCAAAAGAAGAAAGCAAAGAAAGTCGAAGCTCGAAAAAGAGTCCTCGTTCGCAGGGAAGAATTCAGGAAAGCTAAAAAAGAAGAAAAAATGTTAGAGAAAGAATTTGAGAGTAGAGAATCTAAATATTTAAGCAGAGAAGAGATTACGCAACGATTGGAGCATAATCTTAAAATAATCGAGCAGATGGAAAAATTATTGGCTGAACAGGACAAAAATGTTGACAACAACACTCCTTTAGGCGATAATAGCGGAACACCAATGGTGTAACCTTAGTAAAGCAGGTAGAGCTTTATAGCAGTGTGGTGTGAGATACACCCAGAAAGGCAGTTGCAATGGCAGACTATGAATTTGATACGTTAGATATGAACGATATTCGCAAAGAGGCTAGCAGGCTTAATAAAGAAGCTGGTGGTAGTGCGAATGATGATTATGTTCGCATGCCAGAGAAGGATGGATTTGTTTTACTCAGGCTTCTTCCTAAGCTTAAAAACAAGCCATTCTTTCATGCGGTTCGCATACATCGGCTTGGCGAATACCCTAATTCCAAAACAATTTTTTGTACTAAAAAATTAGTGCAGACTCCTAGAGGAGAACAGTGGCGGACAGTTAGTCCTGAAACTGAGTGCCCTATTTGCAAAGAATATAATGCAATGTGGGAGAAGTCCAAGAAGATGCCTGCTGATCGTGCTAAGAAGCTTCAAGATGATGCTCGTTCTATTAAGCCAATTGAAAGGTATTACTACAACTGCATTGTTCGTTCTCAGTTAAATCCTAAGACCAACCAGATTGAAACTAATGTTGGTCCCAAGATTCTTAGTATTGGGAAGACCGTTCATAATCTTATTTGGGTTTCTATGTCAGGTAATGAAACTACTGGCAAGAAAGGTTTAGGAGATGTTTCGCATTATCAGAATGGTCGAGACTTCAAGATTGTGAAAGTTGTTCGTGGACCTAATGGTTATCCGAATTACGATCAATCTTTCTTTGAAGATCCTTCTGTTCTTGGTAGTGGTGATCAGATTAAATCTTGGTTGACTAAGTACCACGATTTGGAAGCAATTCCTAATTATCTTACTATCGATCAGATAGAAGAAGCTTTGAAAAGTTTTATTGGTGAAGGTGAATTACAACCAAAACCTCAAGTGACATCATCAAAGATGACATCATCAAAGCCTTCAACATCAAAGATTGAAGAAAGTTCTTTGGATGGTGTTGATGATATGATTGACGAGGACATAGAAGCTCAGTTAGGCAACATTGGTTTTGGTAAACGATAATACTTAAGTAGACTTGAAATATCTAACAGGAAGCTTAAAAAAGCTTCCTGTTTTTTTGTTTTAATACTCTATTAGTTTGAGTCACATTGTTCTGCATGGAGTTTGGCATGGCTCGTCAAAAGAAAGATTCAGCTTCCCTTGATAATTTATTCACCGATATTGCAAGCGCAACTGGCGCAGAGTTAGTATCAGAACTTGATCAAGCAAGATATTTTATAGATACAGGCAATTTTGCCATTAATTATTGTTGCTCTGGCAAGTTTTATGGTGGAGGCATTCCCGGTGGACGTTTAAGCGAAATTTATGGTCCATCGGCATCAAGTAAAAGTCTTATTGGCGCAAACATTCTTGCTGGTGTTCAGCGCATGGGCGGCATTGGAGTTATTCTCGATACAGAGAATGCTATTAATGGCGAATTTATACAAAATGCTACTAAATGCGATATTACTAAGCTTGTAAGATACACTCCTGAAACATTAGAAGACTGTTTTAGCACAATGTATCGTGTTATTAATTATATCCGCAAAACAAAGAAAATTGAAGTGCCGATTTGTATTGTTTATGATTCAATTTCAGTATCGCCTAGTGCTAGAGAATTTAGAGAAACAAAGCTTCCTGAAGGATATAGCAAGGCTGATTTCAAGCGTATTGTTGGTGGTAATGAACAGCCCGGTGAACGAGCAAAGATTTGTTCTAAAGAACTGAGAAAACTTAACACTGAAATGGAGCAGAATGATGTTACAGTTGTGGTCCTCAATCAGATCCGTGATAAAATTGGTGTTCTTTACGGTAATCCCGAAACTACTGCTGGAGGGGGACAAGGATTGCCATTTTACGCTTCGTTAAGAATGCGTAGTCAAACTCAAAAGAAGATTGAACAAAATGTCCCCGGCATGGCTAAGAAAAAGATTCTTGGCATTAACATCAAAATCCAAAATAAGAAAAATAGGTCTTATAGACCTTTCGTTGAGGTTGACAACATTCCTCTTTATTTTGACAGAGGAATGAATCCATTGGGTGGTGCTTTAGGAGCACTGCTTGATGCAGGAAGGGTAATATCAGGCGGCGCAGGAAATTTTACTATAAACCCTGATTTTACCAATGGATCAGAAGTTAAATTCAAATCTTCAATGGAAAGAAATGATATTCCTGTTGAGATTGCAGAACAGTATTCACAAATATTGGATGCTACAGAAGAGCAAATGAAATCTTATTTGCAGTTATATGCAGATGTGATAAATTATAAAGTCGCTGGCGAAGTCGTTGATGTTGGCGATGAAGCTGATATGGAAGTTGATGATCTTTTAGGCTGATTTAAGGGAACATTATGACTCCTTCTTATGTTGTACTTAAATGTCCTGATGGCAAGAATATTGTAACAAGCTACAACAATTTGTTGTCCTTGTCAGAGTTTGTTGATTGCTTCAACATTAAAGTTGAAGCATGTAAAATCGATGATGCTCAAGATGTTGTCAATCTAGAAGAAATTGCAAATATATTTTGTGATTCTAATTACATTAAAAATAATATTGCAATACCTAACGATGCTTCAGAACTACCTGAAAACAACATGACAAAAGATAAATCTTCTCGTTATATCCGCAATAAAATTAAAGAAACTATACTTGACAAGAAAGAAATTTCTTTTTCGCAGATATGTAAAATGTTTTCAAATTTCAATTATTCTGTTCCGGGTTTAAACAATAATTTTAAGCTTGCTCGTCAAGAGCTTGAATCAGATGGATATAACTGCGTTCGTTTGAAGAGAGGGATGTATCGCTTAGAGGGGCGAAATGATGGATGAGAATATAACTGTAAATCGTGTTAATGGATTGAAAGAAGCAGTAAAGTATGGCAGATTAATGGGTTACGTTTTACAAGAATACTCTTCTTTGAAAGGTAATCCAGATATAGAATTATCAACCAAGGATTTCAAAACTTGGTTGTTTAATTGTGATGGTTATGATGTGCAATTTTATTTTAATTCTGTTGAAACAGACTACTTTGAAGATCAAAAAAATGTAATTGAAACTTTGCAAATATGGTCACAAGATTTATATTTTTTGCCATTTGTTGTTTCTTTTAAAATAGCGATAGCATTTTTTGGCAATGAAAATATAATTTTGACACAAATTCTTACACCAAGCAAGTTTATTTATTGTTGGAATAAAATGTACGATGAAGAAGGTGTTAGTCTTTCGCCTAAAAAAGGCAGTTGTATAGACAAAAGTTTTTTGGGACATGATTATTATTTAATAAAAGACATACCAGCATTTATAGAATAATACAGTCTGTTGCGATAAATATTAAAGTTCCTCTGGAGCAGCAATAATATGCTGAAAAATTATGATAAATCAGAAGCCATCCACCAGCAGGATTCAATCATCAATTATAAAACATTTAGAGAAGTATGGAACAATACAGTTGAATTTACCTGATGATTTTTTAATTGAGATAGGAATCACTAATGAAGACGATTCCGGTAATAGTACTAAATCAAAAAATTATTGTTATGTTATTGTTAATAATGATTCAAGAACAACAATCATGGACAAATACAACATTGGTATTCGTTGTGAAGATGATGATAAAGCAGTTGTTTTAGATGATAAATTTATTGACAACGAAGGTAACAAAGTTCGTTCAATAAATGTTGTTTGATAACTAATTTAAATTGGGTTTCTAAATTATCTGAGGATTTGACCGTGAAAAAAGTTTTTACGTTTTTTGTTAAAATGAATGATCACGATTTGACATACATCTATACGAGACTGCTACATCGTTATCAAGATGATTTGTCACAGGTTTTTGATTTGATCTCTAAAAAGTTTACAGAAATTAATGAGTATTTTATCAACACAGAATGTTCGTCAACTTTTCATTCAAACTTAGAAGATTTTACTGGTTTAGTATTTAATGAGGTCAAACGCAGGAAAATTACAGACCCAGTTCTAAACCCGCTCTAAGGGGGTGATTTCAGGGTTTGGAACCGTAGCCCTCCTTAATTGGAGGGCTACTTTTTTAATTTGACATAAATTATTGAACACATATAATAATAAACATGCTACCTATTCATATTAAAGAAACGCCTGAAAAAGATTCATCTTCATTTCACTATTATCAATATCCTTTTGACAAATTCAATGTTGTTCAAAGTTCAATATTAGAACATTATCAAGATGATAAGAATTTTATAATAGCTTCTGCCACTAATAGCGGAAAAACTATTATGGCAGAATTTTTCCTTTTTGACGTTCTTGTTGGAAAAAACAAAAAAGCAATTTATCTTTGTCCTCTTAAATCCCTCGCATCAGAAAAATACAGCGAATGGTCTAACGAATTACATCCCTTTAACAAAAGTAAAATACGTCTTATGTCTGGAGACGAAGAGAAAACAACGATTGGTAATCTTATAATCGCAACAATTGAAAGTTTTTGCCATAAGGTTAGAACTGAATCAGATTGTTTCCCTGATGTCGAATTAATTATTGTTGATGAAGCTCATATGCTTGGAATGGATGATAGAGGGGCTACACTTGAATTTTCTTTATCAGCATTCGCAAGGAAAAATAATGCAAAAATTGTATTTTTGAGCGGGACATTGCCTAATGTTGATCAAATTGCAGATTGGATAACAATTTTAAATAAAAAACAAACAATTATCCTTGATTCAAAATACAGAGCAGTTCCTCTTAACATCCATTATAGAAGATATGACACTTCTATGAATCAAGGAGGAAATCCTCTTGATATGTTTGATTCTATTTTTAAAATTTGTGAAAAATACATGTCTGACAAAATACTCGTGTTTGTGCATTCAAAGAATCTAGGCAAACGATTTATCAAATATATTGGAGAGAAAGGTTTAGAAGCTAAGTTCCATTCAGCAGACCTCGCAGCAGGCAAAAGAAAGGCGCTAGAGCAAGAATTCAAAGAAGGTTCATTAAGAGTGCTTGTTGCAACAAGTACTCTTGCTGCGGGTGTAAACCTGCCTGCTAGAAGGGTAATCATTGCTGGTGTAGTAAGAGGCAATCAACTTGTTGATAAATCTGAAATATTTCAGATGGTTGGTCGCAGTGGCAGAAAAGGAATTGATCAACAAGGTGATGCTTATATATTTTTTCCTAACAACAAAATTACTTTGATTGACCAATACAAGAAAGTTGATAATGTTGTTTCAAAATTATTTGTGTTAAATAATGATTTAGAATATCACAAACTTGCTAGTCATCTTCTTGCTTTGATTTATTTAGAGAAAAAATTAACTTTTGATAAAATATGGAACATTTTAGATAACACTTATGGTGCTTGTTCAGATAAAATGAAATCAAATTATTTGAAAAACACTTTAGATTGCCTTGTGAAAATGAAATTTGTCGAGGTTGTTGAAGGAATTTACAAGATAAGAAAGCTAGGCATTCCAAGCGTTTTGTTTTTTATTGATCCTTATGATCTTAATGTTTGGGTAAAGAATTTTTCTCGTTATTTTGGAAGCTCTTTGAGAAAAGATTCTCTTGTGACTTATTATCTTTCGCTTATACCATCAAATGCCAAATCATTTATTACTGAAGATGAAAAAATGTTTTGTAGGCAATACACAGATAGAATTCAGGAATTAATTGGCAATAGTTTTATTGAGTCAAGCGCAATTAAGATTGGTTACCTTTATTACTGCATGCTTAACAAAAGATCAACTGGATTGTTATCTCCATTAATTCCAGCTATTGCAAAAGATTTTGGAAGAATTTGTGCCTGTTTGAATATGGTATCAAAAATTTGTCAATGGAAATGCGAACCTAACTTCTTTGTTGGTTTAAAACAAAGGTTTCATTCTAAAAAAGTTTAAACTTTCTCCTTTAGATAAACCTTTAAAGGGAAGTATATGACTACTGGAACAATGATTACTCCTAAATGCACAAAACCAAAATTGGTGAAATATACTTTCAAAGATTTGGAAAGGATTGCTTTTAAAGTTGATATCGTTGGCGAAGAATACGATATGTGTGTAGACTTTTCAAAGAACATGTGGGCTAATAAGAAAAAAGGGGAATGGGGCAGAGGGATGATGAATACTGATGCAGATCCTTATAAAACGGAACGCACAGGAATAATTGGAGAAATGGGATATGCTAAATTAGAAAATATTCCTGTTGATATGATGTATCGAGAAGGTGGTGATGATTACGATTTTATTCGTAATGATAAAAAAATTAATATTAAGACTAGTCATAAAGAACCTTGGTATCAGTCAGGATTGGTTAAAGCTGGTTATTACAGAACTAAAGATGGTCAAACCGAATTTATTCCACTTGAAATCAAACATGATTATTTTATTTTTGGATTTCTAACATTAGACGACATTAAGAATAGAATGGCATCTGTCATTTTTGTTGGTGGTTGCGATAAAGAAACTTTGATAAACAGAGAATTGAAGAAAGCAATAAAAGGATCACATATGAATTATCAGATTCATTTTAATGACTTGACAGAAATGCGTGATATTAAGCTTTAACAGAATTGTCTCCAAAAAAGTTTGCTGGATATTCCATTTTTATTATTTTTTCTCCTTTTATCTCTTCTTCCCAAAAGCGGACTTGATCCACAGATACTCCTAATTCTATATAATGACATTTATCATTGGGATTGACAGGCATGTTAACATTTTTACCTTCGTGAATTATGTTCACCTTGCAAACACTTTCTTTTTTATCGAAGCAAAAACAGTTCTTGCATTTTTTCTTGCTCATACTATAATAGAGTCATGAAAAACATCATTGTTGGTTTATTTGGACAGGCAGCATCTGGCAAAGACACAGTTGCAGCAATGCTTGCTCCTCGCTTGTGGGAATATGTTAATTACGACAAGCCTCTTGTTACAAAAATTGCTTTTGCATATAATGTGAAAAAAATATTTTGTGATTATTTTGATGTTGATTTTGATTTTATTGAAGAATGGAAAAGAAATCCCGAACCACCACCCGGTTTTACAATGAATGTCAGACAAGCTTTACAAATGATTGGTGATGGATTTAGAAAAGTTAAAAACTCTGTATGGATCGACAAAGTTTTGAATAAAATGCAAAACGTGATTATCACAGATGGTCGTTATCTTAACGAAGCTAAAGCAATTAAAGAAAAAGATGGTATTGTTGTTCTTATTGATCGTCCCAGCCATCGCAATACTGATCAAAATGATAGCGAAAAGATTATGGGAGAAGTGTCAGATTATTTTGGAAATAAAGACGCAAATGGAATTATCGCTGATAGCAATTATCCTATGTTTGATTATTACATAAAAAATGATAGCAGTCTTTTGTCTTTAGAGGACAAGATAGTACATCAATTGATTCCATTTGTAATTGAAAAATTTAAATTAAAAGATTATAAAAACTAATATTTACAATCTATATCTGTTGTTCAACGCATTTTTAACAGCATCTTTTTGTTCGATTACTGTTAAGTATTTTTTTGTGTGTCTATCTAAATCTTCTCTTTTTAGTAATTCTGTTGCTTTTTGTGGCGTTATGTAGCTTGATATGTGCCCATCAGCTTGTAGGCTTGCTATTTTATAAATGTTGTATACATTTTTTCTGAACAAATTGTCCAATCCGCCCGACAATTCTATTTTTTTCTTTAAAACTAAATCTAATTTATTTTTATCCGCAGAGAATTTGTTTGCTAATTCTTCTATTGAAAATCTTTGTATATCTCGATCTTGAATATCAACATTAGCATTGTTGCCTGATTGATTATAACCTCTCTGCGGATTAGGAGGTTGAACACCATATGTTTGCTCAGAAAACCTTTTAGATAACCAATTGCGGAATGTTTTCATTTTATCACCTATTGTATTTATGATTCATTTTAAGTTTTTTGAAATGCAGATTGATTGTTTTGTGGGTTGTTTTTTACAACTTGATCATAAGCACCAATCAGTTCTTTATAATAGTCTTCCTTCTCTGCTCCATTCAAAGTGTTGTAAAAACTTAATATTTCACTAACATCACCATTGCTTTTGCTTAAATTAGTTATAATCTCATATAAAACAGATCTTAAAATCAAATTAATTAGCTTGTGATTATCTGGATTGTTTGTTTCTGAATTGATTATCTTTAAAGATCGACGTTCCCATTCCTGTGGATGCAAAATAAAATAAAATATTAGTTTTTCATCTTCTGGTAAAGTTTCAACAATTTTATTTGCATAATATTTGTTTTTGGTAGATAAATTGGCTATTTCATATAATGCGTCTTTGCTCATGTAATTTTTTATTGCAGCTAATCTTACTCCCATTTCTCTGGGATCTTTATGGTATTTTTTTTCACGTTTTTTTCCCGATAAACTAGAGTCTTGTTGTCTTACCTTTGGTACAAATCCTTGTTGTGTTGAGTGTCGTAATTCGTGAGCTAATACTTCTGCTCCTTCTGGTGTTAACTTTCCATCTGATGAAGCAGTAGGAAGTTCAGTAAACATGGTATTTGGTAAAACGACAGTGTGCTGGAGCGACATATAATATGCTTCAGCACTGGGTCGTACTCTTTTTAATGCTTCTTTTTTCACAACAAGCATTCTTACTGGTTCGTCAAAATAATATTTTATTGTTGCAAATCCTGAATTTTGGTTTTCACTAGGGTCTTGTAATCTATTAAAATCTTTATCCCATTTATTGGTATCAAATTGCGCATTTCTTATCAGTTGTTTTGGTATTACATTTTTTTGAATTATTATTTCATCAGGTCTATATCCCAGATTATCTTGTTCATTTTGTTGTTCTGTAAAATATCGTGGATGCTTTATTTTTAACCATTCAACAAAATTTTCCATTTTTATCACCTATTGTATTTATGATTCATTTTAAAGTTTTCAAAGCATTTTCGGTCATTACAATGAATTCCCAGTTTCTTTTTTTGCAGTAAATATTTGCTGCTTTCCATTTAGCAATGTTTTTGTCCCATTTTACTTGTGACTTTGGCTTTATTTCCCATAATTCTATTTTGCCATCAGTATATTCAATCAGTATATCTGGAATATAATTGTGGTTACCACCATTGAAAAAATATTCTATTTGTAAGCTTTCTGCTTTATATTTTTTTACTTTTGGATTTTTTTCTAAATGTTTAATAAACTTTAATTCTAAGCCACTTCTAAAAAAAATATTACATTTATTTTTCTCAGAATAAAAATTACCTTGTTTAAATTTAGTTGTTAGTTTATTGGATATACCTTTTTTTTTTATATCACGGATGATTAATGCCCTTGTTTGTGATCCTTGCGGTATTGTCTCTCCGATATGTCTTGATCGGTAATGTGTGATCAAATCCCTTGTGGGACTAGTACAAATAGGACAAATAACATAATCGTCTCCTTCTTTGTGATCTGTTGTAATGTGAGACCTGAGTAAATCAAGTTCATCAAAACTTTTATCACAAGCAAAGCAACAATAATTTCTACCTGTATTTTTTTTGTTCATGTATTAGTATATATTTGTGTGAAAACATTTATCCAATATATCAATGAAGAAAGAAAAAATTCAGACTTTATGACAAGTTTGAAACTTTTCAATATTGATCCAAAAAATTTAGACAATGCTATAGAAAAAACACCTTCTGTTTTTGCTCAAGCACTTTATGGAGATAAGCAAATCGGTGCTTCTGCTTTTGATGTTAAGAAAATCGGTAAAAATTATGCAATGAAAAATCGAAGCGTTTTTGGTGATTTAACTTATACAGATCATGTACCAAGTAAATTAAACATAAAAACTGTCGTAACACCAACTTTTGTAGATTATTTAAAGACTCAAGGTCTTGTTGGTGCAGAAAAATATAATGATTTTTTGAAGGGTAAAGCAAAATGAAAGGCTTCAAATATTGGTTGAAAATAGATGAAGTTTCCACTAGCACAGGGGATGTAGCTAATTTTGCTTTGCCAATTGGTGCTGGGATGATAGGTAGAAAATTTCCACAATTTTTTAATGTGGGACAATATGGATTAGGCGGACCAATTCAACAATTAACTAGCACAGATTACGTCAATCCAAAAAGGAAACATAGAAAATCATGAATTAAAACCAATTTTACAGCATTTTCAGTAAATAAATATTGTATTTGTACAGGAGATTAGTCATGAGAACTTTTGCAGAATATGTTGAAAAAAGAGATGAAGAGAACGCCCTTAATGAAGTTTTTCCATTACTTGCACCCGCTGCCATGGCAGCGGCACCTTATGCAGGTGCTGCTTTAGGAGCAGCGGGTTCATATCTTGGTGGTCAGGCTATTGGCAGTGCTCTTGATGCAACAGGCGCAACTGATGCTGCTAGATACGTTGGTAATAAAGTAGGACAAGGTGCCAATTATTTAGGAAAAGGTGTCTATAATATGGGAAAAGGTCTTTATAACGCTGCATTCGGCTCTAGCCAACCACAACAACAAGGACAACAACAAGGACAACAACAAGGACAACAACAAGGACAACAACAAGGACAACAACAAGGACAACAACAAGGACGACAACGACGACAAGGACGACAACAAGGACGACAACAAGGACAACAACAAGGACAACAACAAGGACAACAACAAGGACAACAA